TGACCTAGCTAGAGCAAACAGATTTGAGATTCAGTTAAAAAGTCCCGTTGGTGGCGACAGAATGCCTTCACTTCTCTGTGAAGAAGCTTCTGTGCCAGGCTTGCAGGCACTATGGGCACCAACCAAGATCGGAATGTGGACAGAGAACAGAGTTCACGGCGTAGAATTTTTTGGTGAATCTGCCGCGTTCACCTTCTACTGCGATTCCGATTGGACTCCGAGAACCTATCTAGAAAACTGGATGTATGAAGTTGTTCCCAAAGGCGGCAAAGAACCAAACTATTACAATACATATGCGTTGAATGGTTCAGTAGAAATAAAAGTCTTGGACCGAAAAGATAATATTCGATCACGGTGGAAACTCCATGAAGCATTTCCCAGATTGTTGAACATCACTCCTGTCGCACATGGTGGAGATGGTATCGTTAGAGTATCAGTAACATTCTGCTACAGATGGTGGGAATCAAAGGGTGGTGATGGTCTATCTGCGCTCGGGAACATTGGAAATCAGGTCGGTGATGCAGTTGGAGATGCCGTTCAAGGAGTTATCGACGATGTTTTGGGATTATAATATTTAAAATAATTGGAGTTTAATAATGGCGTTACCTATTACAGAATATCCTTTGATTGACGTTTTTGTTTATTCAAAAGATGATAATTTTCAGTTCAGACCTTTTCTAGTAAAAGAAGAAAAACTTTTGGTCATGGCTGCAGAGACTAATGAAATTCTCGACATGGTGAAAGCATCACAACAGATTATCACAAACTGTTCGTTTGGAAAAGTTGAAGGTGACAAACTACCCATCTTCGACATGCAAAATGTATTCATGCAGTTGAGAAAAGCGTCAATTGGTTCTGACATTGAGGCAAGATTTGCATGTGGTCATTGCAAAGAAAAACAAGATGTCATTATCGATTTGAATAACTTTGAGTTGATAGAACAAGATGGACACGAAAGAACAATCAAAGTGTCCGACACTATGACTGTAGAGATGCGATATCCAGTTGCATCAGAATTGAAAGAAATTGCAGGAACAAACGAACATGCAGAGATTTACACCGTTGCTGCGGAGTGTCTAGATAAAATTTACATTGATGATTCCGTGTACGAGGGAAGTGAACTTTCAAAAGAAGATAAACTAGAATTCATTGAAAACATGACAACGGATCAATTTGAAAAAATCCGAAAGTTCTATGAAACAATGCCTGCACTGGAAAATAAAATTCAATTTACTTGTAAGGCGTGTGGGAAAGAAAACTATACCTTCATGAATGGGTACTTCGATTTTTTCGCATGAACCTCTTTCACGATACTCTGCAAAACTATTTTAAAACAAACTTTATTTTACTGCAAGAACATAAATATAGTTTAACAGAGATTGAAAATATGATGCCGTGGGAGAGGTCAGTTTACGTTTCGATGTTGGTTGCTCACCTCAAAAAGAAAACAGAAAAGAATAACTACTAGAGAAACAACACATGAGACTTTTCGGAAGAAAAAAACGCAATAAGGGTAATGATAACGACAAGAATAGCGGCGGCGGACTACTTGGCGCTGGTGCGAGAGGTGCCGCTGCCGGAAGCACATTCGCCGGAATACAGGCTCTAGGCAGTTTATTCGGTGGTTCCGATGGAGACCCAGCTGCGGCCGGAGCAGGTGGTGGTTTCGGTACATCAAGAGGAATGGGTGCCGGTGGGTCTGGTTCCTCAAATTATACTCCATCAGCAGCTGCAACCAGTGTTCTTTCGGACGCAGACAGTTCTGATCCTGTAGTAAGACAACTCCAAGATATTGAAAAAGTCCTAGTATCAATAAAAGGCGATACTTCACTCCTAGCTGCTGGAACGGGTGGGGGTATTGGAAGAGGAAAAAATAATCCTGCCTTACAAGGAATGTATGGTCAACCAAAAAGATCAGACAGTGATCTCAAATCATTTTTGCCATTGCTTCTTGCTGGAATGTTTGGTTTCTTTAACCAAAACAAGGGGGGTGACGGACCTGTAGACAAAAATTATGATGGAGTAGATGACTCGTTGCAAAACCCTATTGAGGTGGCCACCGAACAGGTTGCAGACCCGAAAGTAGTGAGACAAGCGACAAACGCTCCTAGAGCGATTATCGCGGCCGGCGAGGTGACTGGCCAGGTGGCAAGGGGAGTTGTGTCTGCGGGCAAGGGTGTAGTTAGTACCACTGGAACAGTATTGGATGCAGTGAGAGGAGCTTCCACAGCAGCTGAAGCAACATCGACACTAGGTGATGCGGTCAAGTCGAATAACATTATCGACATGTCTGGCAAGCCAGTCGATATCAACACAATCCCAGAGGCGGTAGATGCGCCTGCGCCTGACAAAGCGTCAATTCCCGATGTTCCTACTCCTGATGTAGACTCAGATAGCATAAAAGCCAAAGTTGGAAGGGGAATTGGAAAATTCATAGGAAAAACATTGCCTGGTGCTGGTGACCTGATAGCTGGTGCGATGATGTTCAACAAACTTGGAGAAGGTGATTTTGAAGGCGCATTTTATGAAGGAGCTTCAATAGCATCGAGTGCGCTCGGTGCCGCCGGGGCCGTTGCAGCGACAGGCACAGGCGCTGGAGCTGTCGCCGCACCAGCCATCGCGCTCGCGGGTTCAGCGGGATCAACATACTTCGATTATAAGTCTATTACAAGAGACCTATACAAAGAGATATTTGGACATTTCCCAAAGGACGATCCAAACTACACCCCAGAAAGAGAACAAGAAGTGTTGGATGCAGTCGTAGAATACATCAAGAATCTTCCGGCTGATATGATGGGCCCATCAGAACCAGAATTGCAAGTAGAAGCAAGACCAGAAGTGACCGCTAGAAGTGGCCACATGAAAAGAAATCAACAGAATTCTCAGAGAAATTGGGACAAAAAATACGGTGAGATGTACAACCCAGATGGTAGTATGAAACCAGAACTTGTTCCCGCAGCTAAGGCAGAGTTTGAATCTCAAGGAGCTGGATTCCCTGCCAGAATACAGAACAGGATTGATCCTCTAATAGAAGACGCCAAAGCATTGGGTGAAGAATTTAAAGAAGGCGCTGAGAGATTGGCACCAGGCCTCAAGATTAGTTCTGATACGGTAGAAGTCACCACAGAATCAGCTACAAGGGTAGATCAAGAAAAACAAGCATCAATGATGGGCGCTACTGTTGGAGAAAGTGTTGCGACGAATCAAAAGGTACAAGGTACTGGTGTCTTGGCAAACCAACCCTCAGTCAATGTGAGTGTCGCTGGAACCAAAACCACTTTCCCGACAGACAGTGCGGCGATGCTGTCGATTATGAGAAATGGTAGTTATGCTGTTTAAACTCGACACTAACCCAATAGTTTCTTAGTGATATACTCATCAACGTGACCCAACACATGTTCAGTCCTTCTTTCCATGTGAACCTCTGTGGCAAAGTCTGACCACTTTACGCTGGGATCAATAAAGAATTTATCATACATGAATGGGTCGATCAAGTTCTTCGCCTGATACTCACTAAATTCCTCTGCACAGAAACGCATAACTTCTTGTAAGTTTGTATGTTCGTTTTTCCAGAACAAATAGTATCCCGTAGACGCAACATAATCATACAATTGTTTGTAATACGGGTTTCTACTCTTTGACCAATCTATGTTGTCAATCGGAATAATCTCTCGGCGATACCCATAGTCAAACCAGTTTTTGTCAAACTCCGAATTGTGATTCAGTGTTTCTGTATGGCGTTCCAAATCTTTTATCATCAGAACATTCATGTGATAACTATTCTGGTTCCAGTATTCGGACAACCATCTGCCGGTGTCTCGCAACGTGTCTATCGTCTCATGCGGCAAACCAGCAATCAGAGATATGTGACCCTTGTAAAACCCCGCACTGCGGAAGTACTCATCAACCTCTAACAATCCCTCTTTGATTCTGCCACTGTCCATACCTTTGCCGATAGACTTGGCGGACTTGTGATTCATACTCTCAACACCATAGAAGTGTGAGGTGATTCCCATCTTGATTAGATTGTCCCAATCCCGTTTTCTGGTAGTAATCAGGTCTGCACGAATGTACGCAGTCATCTTCGGTGTGAATGGTAGTTTCTCTATGACACTGGCAAACTTCTCAATCTTCTCACTGGAATCGTTAAAGGTTTCATCAAGTACAATGTAGTGTTCCGTACCCCACTTATCATAGTTCTCCAGCATCTCATCGTATACACTTTGAGCCGTGCGAGAGTAATCGCCCTTGACACCTAGAACGGGGAAACTGCAAAACTTACATTTGAATTTGCAACCACGGGCAAACTCTAACAAAAGAATTTCTCTGGGAGTTATGTGGTCGGTATCCTTGTATGACACCGTGAGATCATCTAGAGGGAAAGACTTGTAATTGACGTAACAGTTTATCATCCTGTTTGCATGAATGGGTTCTGGTCCACCCTTGAAGTGGTCGATCAGTGCAAGGATGGCATTCTCACCATACCCATACACATACCAATCCATCTCCAATTCTTTCATCGAATTGTTTTGACTGCCTGCAACAAGGGGTATGTGTGGATACCGTTCCTTCAACCATTTTACTAATTCAAGAACGGTGGGTGTATTGAGAAAAAACGTAGAACCAAATCCAAAAAACAAAAAGTCATCGGTGACTTTCGGTTCAATGTATTTTTTAAGCTGATCTAAACTCCATCTGTGAACATAGTCGAGGACTTCGACATCATATCCCTGTTGACGGAGAAATGTAGCAATCTTGTGGCCACCAGAAGACCGTCTGATACTAATCTTTGAGCTATCAAACTCCATGCCCAAGTCTTCAAGTTGCCCACCAAAAATAATACTGTGCATCGTTCACCAGATAAAAAAAGGGCGCCAAGTATTTATGGCGCCCAAAGGAGACGAGACTATGTATCAGTCATCGTCTGCCAGTCGGGAGAAATACGACATGGCATCTTCATCATCAGATGATGAAACTGTAACTGTTTCTGTTGCGGTAGTTTCCGCAACAAAGATATCGTCTTCAATATCATCGGTTTGCGATGATACGGTAGGTGCGGGAGCGACAGCACCACCCAAGACAGCAGTCAACTTTTGTGAGAGTTCGTCGTAAGACTTGAATTGACTAGGATCAACAATCTCGTTAAGAGAATACTGTTGGGCCCAGATTGCATCAATGGCTTCATCGGATTCGGCAACAGGACGAACCTTGGAACCAAACTTAGACTTATCGTAATTCCGATAACCAGCAACATTCCTTGCGAGGAGCGCAAAGTCCACACCTTCCCACGGATCAAAAGGATTGATGGGGTCTTCGGTAGGAAGTTCTGGTTTGATTACATCTTGAACCATCTCAAAGATTTTCTGACCGTAACGATACAAGAAAACTTTACCTTCGTTTTCTGGGTTGGCAGGATCACTCACAACAAGAATGTTAGAGTAATAAGAAAGACGGCGCTTCTGTTTACGAGCAGTCTCCTTATCAGCATCCGCACCAGTGTTCCAGAGTTTTGTGTTGAGTTCTGAAACAGGATCGGGTTGGTTCAGAGTAGTAAGAGAGTTTTCGATATACCACTTACCCATAGGGCCTTGGAAACCGTGTGTCCAAAGACGTACCCAATAACTCTCCTCACCCTTGGAGGGGGGAAGGAAGCGAATTACGGCAGAACCATTTCCAGCCTTATCAACAGAGAGTTTCCACTCTTTGCCGGTATCATTGGATTCTGTGGTAGTGGTTGACATTTTCTCAACTTGCTTAAGCAAAGTATCGAAACTGCCACGACTCTTACGGAGATCAGAAAGTGAATTTGCAGACATAGTTTTTTCCTTTATGCGATTTATTTGGGTTCTTGTTTACTGTATATTTTGCTTTTTGCTGTTAGTGATTCGACGAACTCATCACTATCATATACATCTTCATCATACACTAGATGTTTGTATTTGTCAAGTCTAGTTTTACCTTCACTAGAAACCCGATGAATACGTTGTTCCTTTGAATAATTTCCTCGGGAACGTTTTGACTTACTCATTGATGTACTTCCTTATTTATAACATCTTTCAGAGGGTCGGCTGAGGACTTCAAATTGTCGGACAACCTGACAAATGGTCTATACTTTTTTATACACATGGATGCATCTTCAAGCAAGATATCATTTGCGTTCATATCGACAAAGTTAAAAATCTTATCTAAGATTGTCATTGTCTCTATACTAATTATATTACCAAAAAAGAGACGAAAAGTCAAGGGATGTTTGCCATTTATAGAAATGAATGGGTCACCTATATTTTCCTTTTCCATGTCCAGCACGATTCTATCAACATCCTGCTTGAATTGATACTCTCTTTTGAGTTTTCGATTCTGCCACTCTTCGTATCGTCTAGCGGCATCAACGTCAAACAATCCACCCCACTTCTCACCGGATACAAAGTTTGCAACAAGAAAATTTATAATCTCTTCCCTGCTATAATCCCGAGCAAGTTTCTTAATAGAGATGAGGTCTTTTCTCTTGCGGAAGGTTTCTTCTTTGACTCGGACTTTGCCCTTGTACTTTACAATGTCGTAGTTCTTGGTTGTAAAGTGTAGTTTAATTGCTAAATAAAGTCG